AAAGCATTCTACTTCGTCTGGATCAATGGGCAATGCATACTGAGTGAGTGCTACTTTAACACCCATTACAACTAACTCAGTCTCAAAGTTATCCATTGCAAAGCGCAAAAAGTTATTAACTTTATCATCAAACTTCTTATCGTTTGCGTCTGACGCTTCTTTTAGTTCGTAGCATAGTGAAACAGTTAAGGAATACATTGCACTGATTTCTGTCTGTTTCAACTCTTTAACCTTTCCTGACAAAATGTCACTTGGGTTAGGCATAGATGCCGCTACTTTACGGTGTGCCATAAACTTAATAGCAAGTCCTTCACCAACTGAACCTGATACTAAATCTGTAGTAGTTTCAGTATCCAGTTCGTCTTCTAATAATTCGCTTACAAATGTCCATGTACGTGGAGTAGCAAACGAACGTGAAGGGCTTTTAGGATCAAAGTCGTATAAGTCTTTCTTACTAAACTGTAAGTAACCTACAACATCTTTGTGTATATTATTGTTAACTGCCCATTCAAACCAGTCTGGAAAACTAACTGAAAGTTCTAAGTGAACAAAACGGTTAGCTAACGGTGCTGGCATTCTATACGTGACACCTTTGTCAGCGTCACGGTTACCTGCCGCAATAATCATTACATTGTCTGGCAGTTTGTATTGTCCTACACGACGATTAAGAATTAATTGGTATGCTGCCGCTTGTACACTAGGTGCTGCCGAATTCATTTCGTCTAAGAACAATACAATATTGTCGTATTGTTTTGCAAATTCTTCACTTGGTAATTCACTAGGTGCACCCCATACCATTGTACCCGAGTTACTATCAAAATACGGAATACCTTTAATATCTGTAGGTTCCCATAGCGATAGTCGAATATCAATTAAGTGTGAATTGGGCATATCATTAGTAATTTGTTCAACTACTTCAGATTTACCAATACCTGGAGGCCCCCAAAGAAAGATTGGACGCTTCTTTTTCATAGCATGTTTAATGCTAGTTTTTGCCTTGTTAGGGCTTACAGTTCGAATGGCTGTATTTTCCATGTTGTATTCCTCATTTGTCATTATCAGTGCTAAGTAATTTCTTACTATGTATATAGTATACGCTCAGACAAGTAGGAAGTCAACCTCTTTTAAAGAATTAATTAAATTTATTTTGACGATTCATTGCTTTGGTTAAGCCGTATTTACGTAAGTCTCCACTAAAAAGATGCAGTTCCATTGCCTTCTTTTCGCTCGTTACGTGTATTGCTCTATTGGTAATGTAGTAAGGACAGTCTATAAATTTGTCTAAAAAGATAATAACTTGAGTAGTAAGAGGCATATCTTTAGGATACGGTACTTCGTATGACGCTAAGTCAATTTCGGTTAAGACATCAAAGCCGCAGTCAGTCAGTCTCAATCCTCCGGAGTCTCTAGTATTCTTCCACCAAAGCGGCATAAACTCTTTAACGCTTAACTCGTTTGAAGTCTTACCTAATTGATTGAGAAAGATTTTTGTATATGTTTCTTTCCAGTTCATTCTTCGTTTTCTAATTCACCTGCTGTTAACTTATATACCGCAAATTCGTCAGTATTAAACATGTCGTTTAATTTTAATGCTAAGTTATGTGCATGACCGGGATTAGAGAATGATACCTTCTTATATTTTGGGCCAGGATAATTTGTAATAGAGTTTAGACTCTTTAAGTTAAAAGGCTTATTATTGTAGAACACTGCCCATATAGCATCTGCATCTAATACTTGTTCTGCTCTATATGTTTTTTTATCAATATGTTCTAAAAGTACAGTTGGTTTTGGCCTACTCATTTGCGTATACTCCTTAAATTATATACGCATATATTTATCTCTTTTTATAGTTAAGTGTGTACTTTACTTCCAGTCAGTGCCGCCGTCTAACTGAACTTCAACTGTTCCGCCACTAGAGTTCTCCTTTACGTATCTTTCAAGGTCGCCTTCTAGTCTTGCCATTACAGTACCTAATGTATATGCTAAGTTTTTTGCTTGTGTAATACTTAACTTAACTTCTTTAGAATTACTTAGATCTGCATTTTTAACTTGTTGTATGAACTGCTGTATCGGTGCAGTATTTAAAGGATCATTTTGCATTTGCTTTACTCAGTGCTGATCTCATTTCAATATCTGTTTTAAACGGACCTTGAGATTCGTAACGTTCTACAGTAATTAGTTTAGGACAAAAACTTTTAACCCAACCTTTATCAAAGTGAATAATATAGTAACCTGCACAATATAAACTTTTTGATTTTTTACTTTTAGTAAATAATGGAAGTTTTCGTTGAACATCTAACATTGGATTAAATGGTGCTGTGCTTGTAGGATAACCGTATGCTTCTTTATCAATGTTAACAGATTCAGTTGTACTAACTTCGTTTATTAATACATTATTACCAAACGTCTTTTTTAGTGCTTTTTTACTATCAAAATATGTTGTACCTTGTGTTCCACTAACCATAAAACGATTTTCGTCCGCCAATGATATTGTCCCAACACGTACACCGTTATCTTCTAAGATCCAAAATTTATCTTTTAGAATAGTTTTAGTTTTTATCATTTAGGATACCTCGCTTGTAATGGTGTTGCATAAGATGCTGCCTGATCTGCAATACGTTGCATATCCCATTTAGCACAGAACTTCATAAGACGCATACCAACTTGTGCTATCTCTTTAGGTTCTACTTCTGCAATAGTATTATTAATTATCTCTCTAATGTCTGCAGGTTGTGCAGTCAAATCACATAGTACAACATTACGATTGTAGTCGTCTAGTACACGATGTTCTTCACCGTTATGATCTGTCCAACGTTGTAACATCATATTATTCCAGTTGTAGCCTTTAGTGTTCTTATCTTCGTATGCTTCGATAAGGCCAACTTTGTTCTTAGTGCCTTTCTTGCGTACACCTGGATACGCACTAAACACGTTATCACTAGTGTCACCACGCATACACTTCTCAAACAACATAAATGCAGGATCAGGTGCAGGCTTCTCCTCTTTAGTCTTCTTGTCAATTACACGATCGCCCTTGTCTGTAAAGTAGCCTTCGTGTGTAATTGTAGTATTACTAACACCGTTGTATTGTTTACAGTTAGGTGCAATAAGTTGTGCAAAGTCGCCGTCAGTACTAATAATAACATGATTGTCATTAGGGTGTGCTTGTACCCAGCCTGCAATAAGATCATCTGCTTCTAGTTGCGGATCACGCATAACAGTACAATTAGTCTTGTCTGTAACAAAGTTTTTAAACTCGTCAAAGATTTCCCAAAACGCTGTATCTTCTTCTTGCTCACGTTGTGTAAGTGCATCTCGTGCAACTTGCCTATTACGCTTGTAAGGCTCATAATAATCTTTACGCCAGCTACGACCTTCTAAACAAAACACAACATGGTCAGCATCGAAGTCATTCCATGCTTTCTTAACACTGTTAAGTGTAATGTGTAGTGCCATACCTACTTTAGTATCTAAATCGCCACGTACTACATGTCGAGCTCTAAAGAACGTGTTAGCGGTATCTACTAATACATAAGTTGTCATATTATGAACACCCCGATATACATAGTGAGAACAAGTCGCCATTCTGTACGAACGCAACAAGTAATGTAATGCCTAATAATTCTATCATAGTTTTGCCTTTGTGTTAATTATAGTATTATTATAACACCAGATCTGGCTTGTGTCAAGCATTAAGATACTTCACTCTTGCCCTTGTCGATAGGCACAACATTAATATATCCTGCACCTCTTTCAGTATCTAGTCCTTCTTCTTCAAGCATACCATATACAATGTCACGGAACCAAAGATCTACAATTTGTTCATCTAAATCACCGTTTTCACCGTAACCTGCTTTTTTAAGATCTTTAATAAAGTATTCATTCCAGTCCATTTCAAAAAATCCGTTTCGAACGTTTTCTTGATTGACCTTTACATCTAATACACTAACCCAAGGCTGTTTCTTTTTAGTAGCATATGCTTTAGGATCTTTCTTTTTAAGAAGTTCCATCTTTTCAGATTCAACAGCAGCCTTTTCAGCTTCTACCTTATCTAGTCCTGTTAGTTTTTTAAAGAACTCTTTCATAGTCCTGCCTCCCTTACACGTTTCTCTAGATTGCCACCATCATTAATTGGTGCCTTCATAGCTCGTTCATGTTGTTTGTTTTTATAATTCATATGCGGATCAAGTGCCCCAGGCATTTCCGAATAAGGAAATGTGGAGTCTTGGCGTGAATCTCCATCCTTCTGCCATACACGCTTCAGCGACATCTTTAACATTGAGGGAGTATTCTTCACTACGTCCGCCCAACGGCATAAGATATACCGGACATTCCACCCCGGCACTTCTGTAAGCGTCCACAGCTTTTTTAACTTCATCAAAGTCGTCATTAGTAGCCACAACAAACTTAAGATACATGTCACTACCGTCAACACTGTTATACTCACTAGCAACACTAGGCTTAATAGCAGTTTCCCAAGGTTCTCCTGAGACACTAAGTTTTGGGGAACAACTCCAAGTGATTGTAAATCTGTCTTGATTGATGAGATAATTTTTAAACTCGTCGTGTAAGTTTTGTGTAGTGTTTGTTTCAAATGTAACATTTTTTAAGTCTCGCATACGTGGGTGTTCAAATAACTCTACATATAAACGTTGCCATGCAAGCAATGGTTCGCCACCCGTTAATATTAAATGGACATCTTGCCCATTATCCTGTACCCACTTACCGTTAGGAGTGAGTGATAGCAGATGTTCAACTACTTCTTCAACCTCTGCTTGTTTGTTAAAATGTTTAAATTCGGGATAGATACTTGCATAAGTATCACAGCCTGTATGTATAATAGGTAAGTCTTCAAACTTTTCTGTAGTCTTATGCACATCTTTAGCAATTAAATCTGCTACTTCTTGATTGTATCGTTGTCCTTCAGCATGTAATTCGGTACGATTCTTTTTAGTATCAACACCAAAGTTCATACAACGAAAGTTACAACCGAATGTGCGTAGGAATACACTAGGTACTCCTACAAACTTGCCTTCGCCTTGTACGCTATAAAACGCTTCTGAATATCTAAGTTTCATACTCTACTTCCCACATGCAAATTCTTGTTGTAGTTTAAT